CCCGGATCCCGGAACCCTCCGATGAACTCCCGGTAGCCTCCGACTGTGTCCAGCGTGGTCACGTCGTAGGTCTCGCGGCTCATCGTCGGTCCGTCGATCGACATCACTTCAGCCAGAGCGGCATAGAAGCCAGACGAGGTATCAAGCTCTCGGCCGAATGTCGTGCCGACTCCAGCGATTGCATTTGTGGTCATGGGTGCAACCCTCCGTGGTTACGCTACAGTGCGGATCGTTCGGAAGTTGACAGAGAGCAACATCCGGTTCTGGTCATCCCGTCCCAGCGGTTGGATCCCTCCCTCCGCTCGGATGAGAATATACCGCGCCCCTCCTTGGGTCGCGGTCAGTCCATCCAGGAAATCTTCGATGTCGCTCGCAAGTTGCTTGGCTGCTTCATGCTGGCCTTTGGCACCTCGCACCTGGACCGAGACGCTCGGATTCTTCTGAGCTTCGTCCCTGTCAAGGTGTAACGTCGGAGACGTCCCGCCGGCATCGTACACCGTCACGACCCTGTCTGGCGAGGACGGCATAACGTGGACGTGCAGATCTGTCGCGAGTGTCAAGTTGAGATTCGAGTCTGCGTCCATCAGTGCGGCGAGGTCTTTTGCGGCTGAGTTGAGCCCGAGCAGTGCCATACGTGGAACCCCTTAGAACGCGGTAGAGATAATCTTCTGGATCATGTCCGCGGCCTCGTCACGCTTTGCGTCGAGCGCCCCGGACAGGAACTTCCAGGAGGAGCCCGGCTTGCGGTACTTCCGATCCGTCTCATGGACCTGGAGCGCGTAAGCTGCGAGATAGCCTATAGTTGCGCGGTTCTTCACAACGGATGTATATTGAGAGTTCACGAGGTTGCCGGTGTCGACAGGCGTGCGCCGCTTCGCCTCGGCTGCGATGATGAGAGCGCCCGCGTCGAGCGCAACAGGCGTGAGGCTTTCGACCTCAGCCGAGAGCCTGCCCAGAGAGGCTTTGACTTGGCTCTTCCCAGTGATCCAGACGCTTCGTGCTACCATCAGAGATAAGTCTTTCGATTGTAAAGAGTTCCGTCGACGCTTTCCGTTTTGTCGAATCGGCGGATCTCGCGAGCCTCGGACACGTTCAACGGATCGCCCTGGTCAGACGACGTCAGGTCATTGAGCGCCCCGCGCCAAATGTACCCGCCGAGTTCTAAGTCTATGCTGGAGTGTATGATAGCGTCAGACATCACCTCTTCTCCCGCGGCATTGCGGAAGAGGACCGTCTTGTCTGTCCATCGGACGGTGATCTCGACCTCCAGGTCGAAGGTAGGCATCCCATAGGCGTCGAGCCCGGCTGGCGCCCAGTAGACAGCGGTGTCGTTGAAGTGCTCGGAGTTCAACGTATCCGCGGCTGTCATCCCATCACCTGCAAGAGAGCTGTGCCCCGCTTCTTGTCCAGCAGACCCTTGTAGTCGAGCGTCTTGACCATCGCCCCGTGTGGAGTCGAGTCGAGCGCGAGCCCTGTCCCGCTCTGGAACTTGGTCGTCGCGTCGTCAATCTTGATCTCAGTCGCCGTCTTCGTCAGAGTCGACACGGTAAAATGTGCCGCCAGAGATGCTTCGATGTCCCTCATGAGGTCGTCACCGTATCCGCTCGTTGGTGCGAGCAGCTCAGTCACGAGGTTGTTCGCGATCGCCAGGAACGGCTTGATCTGCTCGACCGTCTTCGAGGTCTGGAGCAGATCCTGCACCTGCTGCTCAGTCGCTCGACACGTCATGACTGCTCCCTCCGAATCTTGGGTGCGATATAATCTGCGACCTCGTCAGCCTTCCAGGCGAGATCCATGCTCTCGATGAGACTCCGCATCTCGGTCACGTCGCCTCGTCCAATCAGAGTGTATGGTGTGACATCGACCCGAGCCACGGTATTTCTTGCCGCCTCAATATGTGCCGCCCAGCGATCATGCCAGACTTTCCAGCCGGCAGCGTTCCGGTAGGCGGTCATCGAGCCCGTGTTGAGGCACGAGCGGACGATCTCGTTCCGCCGGCGGTGGACGAAGACCCAGACAGCTTTCGGATCGATCTTGTCGAAGAGCGGCCAGAGGAGCGCGAGCGATTCCGAGCAGATGACCCCGTCAGGCGTCAGCTCGTCAGGATCCTGCGGCCCGATCCCAGGCACCGCAGATCCGATCAGACGCCGGTAGGCGGCGATGTGCTGGTCTGTCGCGTCGTGGATGGCTCCTGCACTCGGGAATGGGTTAGAGCCCCGTGGATCGACTCCCAGGAGCTTCTGCACCGGCTTGATGATGTCCCCACGAATCGCCCGGTTCTCTGGAACATCCGTCCCCTCGGTCACGTTGCCGAGGTCGATCCCGTGAATCCTCAGCACATCGGCCACGATTCCGATTCCAGATCTGGGAATGCCCGTCAGGTAGATCATTGGTTCACGCTTTCGGGTGGCGGAGATGGAACGCTATCGCCTCATTACTGAACACGAATTCAACCCCGTGCGCCACAAGACGTTCGGCCAGTTTCTGATCGTTCTGTTTCGTCAGCGTCTCGTCGTATCCTCCGACAGCGTCGAAGTCTTTCTTGTGAATCGCCCCGCAGAAAAGGAACGGCAGCGGCCTCTCCTCGCCGATGAAGAGCCGCACGCCATCGTCCGTCTTCACGCGGAGCGCGTCACCGCTCGTGGGTGGGTGGGTGAGGCTGAACCGATGCTTCTGCTTCGCGAACTTCCCGTCTCGGACCCAGCCGCGGACGATCTCCAGCTCGGCCGGCCCGCCGTCGTAGACCCTCGCGAGGACCATCTTGCCCGGCTTGCAGAGCTTGGCCAAAGGTGTCACGCAGTTCGTAACGTGGACCACCTCACCGCCTTGCTCGATCACGATGTCAGTGCCGAGGAGCTTGTGCCCTTTGTTCATCACCGCAGACGGATTGGTCTGCCACTTCCCCAGGCGCCCGGTGTAGTGGACGTCGAGCGCGTCGTGATGCGTCTCCTTGAGCTTCTCGTCCAGGTACTCGCGGGTGCCGTCAGTCGAGCCGTCATCGATCACCAACGTCCGACAGGCGCCGATGAAGCGAGACCCGACGAACCCGCCCTGGTGGTACTCGTGAGAGAGCACCGAATCGAGCCCGGTCCGGAGTTGCTCCAGTCGGTTTCGCGTGGCAATTAACAGTCCGGTTTCGTCACCGATTTGCATTATACGAAATTCTCATGGATGCCCGGCAGCGCCTCGTAGAGCTTGAGGAGTTCCCGGTTCTTGTTGTTGAACATACAGCGAGCGCAGGCTGAGGCGTCGAACTCTTCGAACTCGTGGAGCACGGCCTCGTCCCAGAGGTTGAGGAACGTCCGGTTCTTGAGCGAGCCGATGATGCCCCGCTTGTTGTACGCGAGGACGCAGCACCGATAGACGTTCATGTCGGCGCCGATGTAGGTGGTCAGATTCTGATACAGGCACCGCTCGTAATCTGGAGGACCGTCGACCAGATCAGCTCGCCGATCGTCGAAGTTATTCGAGATGAGAACATCTGACCCATGGGCATCTTCTGCCTTCTGCAAGAGGTGCCTAGCCTCGGCACCAATTTCCGCGTAGTAGTCATCGCCGTCGTTCTGGAAGAGCGCGGAGAATCGGATGTTGTCGACGCCCGCCTTCGCTGCCTTCTCGGTGAACTTCACGATCTCGGTGTAGTTGTCCTTGTTCACGACGAACCCGAGCCCGATGTAGGGTGAGCGATCTGACCCAATCTGCCGATCTCGAAGAGCTACCAGCGCCTCGATGTTGTCCCAGACGAGAGACCAGATGCCGTCGCCCTTCAGGTTGCGCGTTCGCTTGTACGTCTCCCTGGTGCCGGCGTCGATCGAGATGCGGACCCAGGAGCAGGTACGCGCCACGGTCTCAGCCAGCTTCCGGCGTCCCAGGAGCTGCCCGTTCGTCACGAGCGCGGCGTCCATCCCGCTCTGCTTCGTCATCATCAGGAAGTCTTCGAGGTGCGGGTGAACCGTAGGCTCTCCGCCCCCGGTGAACTGGATCGCCTTGACTCCCATTGAAGAACAGTCGGTCAAGATCTCCTCGACCTTCTCGACCGTCAGCTTGCGATTCGGATTGTTGGTGAACGACCCGTCCGGCTTGTAATCGCCGAAGAGCTGGTTCGAGGAGTAGCCGGCGGATCGGTACGCGCACCACGGACAGTCGTGATTGCAGAGGTCCGAGATGACGAGATGCACGTGGACCGGGAAGGCCCGCTTCCCGTCCCGGACCTGCGCGAGTCTGCCCGTGTGCATCAGCGCCTTGTTCGCTGCGTATGGATTCTTCAAAGCGTTTTTCCGCCTTCTCGGCCCATCACGTTACGCGAGAACGTCCCGATCTGGACGCGCCCGTTTGGATTCGGTCCCTCGTGGAGCAGCGTCCAGCCCTGCGCGATGAGCTGTTCCTTGGTCCACTGCGCGAGGTGTGTCTCAAATGGATTGCCCAGCTTCCGCCCGTCCTGAAGGCACTCGGTCGTTGGAATCGAGAGGAAGCAGGCGATCCCCAGCTTGTCGAGTCGGTCGACGAGGATGGATGCAGCCGGCGCCGCTACGTGTTCGAGGACGTCTCCGAAGATCACGACGTCGTAGTATCGCCAGTCTGAGAACTCCATCATGTTGTCATTGATGACCTTCTGATACAGACCCGAGGCGTTGAGCTTGTGAGCACTGGCCGGCCAGATCTCCAGCGCGTGGAGATCGATCGCTGTCTCCCCTTTGAGGAGGTGCCCCCACTTTGCATCGGCTCCGGCTCCGACGTCGATCACGGACATCCGGCTCCGCAGCGCCGGGAGGTGGTCGACGTATTGGCAGATGCCTCTCCGCATCAGCTCCTGTCCCTCGATCGGTTGCTGACTCTTAGGCATTGGAGTCTCCGAATCCGTACATCCGATTGAACCAGAAACCCGTCTCTGCGATTCCGTCGACCAGATTCGTGGCAGCGATGAAGTCGAGGTCGCGCTTTGCGGCGGTGTTGTCCGGCGCCTTCGAGACCGTGTTGTGGACGTCTTCCGAGAGCGTCGTCACGATTGATCCGGAATCCGGGACGTGCTTCATCACCTCTTGCAGCACCTCGACGATCTCGTGCATCTCGTCGCCCGCGATGTTGTAGACCATCCCAGGGATGAAGTTCTGCGAGATGTTCGCGAGCGCGTTGATGGTGTCGGCCACGTATGTTGACGTCCGACGATAGCCGGCATAGACATTGATCGGCAGACCCTTGATCGCCCGGTAGAAGAACTGCGCCACGACGGAACGGAACGGAGACCAGTGCTCGCCCGGTCCGTAGGTGTTGAACAGTCGCACGCGGACGATCTCGTTCCCGTCAGTCGCTGCGTGGTTCAAACACTGAAGCTCTCCGACCCACTTCGAAATCGCGTAGTCATTGAGCTGGTGCAGCGGCTTCTCCGTTGTCAGCGCCTCGGTCATCAGTCCGGGATAGTTTCCGTAGACCTCCGACGACGAGAAAAAGACCACGCGGAATCCAACGTCACGCTGGATGACGAGAAGGTTCTTCGTTCCGATCGCGTTGGTTCTCCACGTCTGCTCGTAGAAGTGCTCGCCGTTCATCCGTCCGAACTCGGCTGCGAGATGGTAGACGATGTCCGGCTCGATGCTTCGCAGTCGCTCGTCAAGCTGACGGAAGTCCGCGACGTCACAGCGGAACGAGTTCTTCTCTGCTGAGTGTGCAAGGTCCAGCGTGTAGACTTCGTGCCCACGCGCAGACAGCTCTCGCGCCAGATGCGTTCCGAGGTATCCGCGACCTCCGGTCAGTACGATTCTCATTTGTCCGTGACTCCGTAGGTTCGTTGTTCTGGTGTGACCTGGATTCCACCGCGGCGAATCGCTTCGTCCAGCCGGCGGTTTATCTCCTCCCGACAGGCTACCCGCTTCTCGTTCGCTAGGACAACCGCCCGCTGGAGCTTCGCGATCTCTGCGTCGACAGAGTGCGGAGCGCCTTCCCTAGCTTTGTGCAGCTCGATCATCTCGTGATTCATCCGCGAGCACTTGATGTTCTCGATCGTCAGCCGGTCGATCAGATCCCCGATCGAGCAGAGCACGTCGTACTGTTCCGGCGTCTTCTCTGCGTGTGCCTGCGCTGTCGCATACTGGTAATCGTGATACGTCTGATACGTCTTGACGGTGTCCGGCTCTTCGGCCGGCGTCCCGAACTCCATCGTGATCGTCTTCGGCTCGCCGGGATCGCGGAACGCTCCGATGAACTCGCGGTAGACCTCCGCGCCCTCGTCGCAAGCGAGCCTGTGCGGTCGCGTGTAGCAGTCCGTGTTCGGCATATTCGGATCTGGCTCTTGCGTGTCCGGTCGCTCTGTCGGCTCCGGCTCGAACACATCCGGATTGCTCGCAGTGCGTGACTCCTTCAGTCTCTCGTTCCGCTCGAACCAATTCCGCGCTGACTCGATCCAGGTTTTGTCTGGCCAGATCTCGTCTCCATGCTCTTCTGCCTGTTCGAGCAGTCTCTGCGCTTGCGCGAGGTGGCAATAGTCATCCACCACTTTCTGCTTCCGCTCCAGCTCGGCCCGCTCCTCTTCAAATCCTGATGACATTCGTCCGCCCCTTTCGTTTACCAAACCGGCATCCAGTGGCCGGCGTCTCTCATTACTTCAGCTTGGTGCAGGTAGATCGGTGAGAACCACCACAGCGACCAGATCACCACGGCCCATACTACGATCTGCCCGACGAGCTTCGCGTTCTGCTGCTTCGCCAACCTCGCGAGGTAGGCGTCTCTCTCTTCCGGTGTCAGTGTCAATCTTCGATCCTCCTGTTGACGGACCTCGTCATGTACCAGTAGCTATTGTGCTCAGGAAACCGCTTGAGCGCAGACAGGCTCGTGACGACTCCACCATGTCTCTCGATCAATCGCTCCGCATTCCGAGGCGTCCGCACCATCCGACCAGAGAAGATCGACACCCGACCATCGAGCACCGTGTCGATGACGTTGTTCTCCTCGTCGAAGTCTGACCCCGCCCACTGCGTAAAGAACTCACCGTTGACCTTCAGCGATCGGAAGACGTGCGGGAACTGCTCCGCGATGTGGTCGTTGCTCATGTGCTGCGTGACGAGGTGCGAGATGACCAGATCGTACGTGTCGGTCGGCAGGTCGGCAGCGACCAGATACTTCGGCACGTTGCGCGGCACGTTTCGAAACGCCTCCCCGCAAACGTCGAGCACGCTGACCTCCCAGCCGGCGTTGACCATCTGCTTCGTCGCGATTCCGAGACCGACTCCGATCTCCAGCACCATCTTTCCCCGATAGTCTGTCGGGTTGAATTCGTGGTGCTTCGCGTAGGAGTGAATCGACGAGCCCGTCAGCGGCCCGCGATTCTGATTCTTGTGGAAGCCACCCCAGCGCCTTGCGATCTCGTTCAAAGTCCCTCCCTCATCTTCTCCAGTCCCGGCGGTCTCGGCCCGCGCCTCTCCGCTGCTTCGTGGTGGTAGCATACGGAATCGTGGCAGACGATCAGTTCGGCGCCGGCCTCGACGCACCGCCCGAAGAACTGCCGGTCTGGTGGCGCCTGTCCGATCCGGTGGTTGACCTCCCACGGCCCGCAGAGATCCCACCACTTTCGGTGAATCACGTACGGCAGGAGAGCGCAGTTCTGCCAGCCCCCGCGGAATTCTGCCGTCTGGATGCAGCCCTCTTCCCTGACGTCGTCGTGCGCCTCGACCCAGCCAGCCATGTCGAAAGAGCCATGAGCTGGCCGGCCGAAGTTCCTCTGGATCAGATGCGGCCCTCTGGCCGGTGAGATGACGAGCGAGTTCGGAATCACGTCTTCCGTCGCCCGCTTCATCAGGTTGACGAGCCAGTCCTCACCGAATGCCATGTCTGTGTTCACGATGCAGACGTAGTCGTTCAGCTCGTGACCGACAGTCCATCCAAAGTTGAACATTGCCCGCAGATTCGGAACGAACGCGAGCTTGGGATTCGGCTCGTATCTTGCATGGTAATTCATGACGGCAAAATCCGGACATCCGCGACCTGTCGACGAGTAGAACTGGAGGGGGACAGGATCGCCCACCGTGACAGAGAGATTCATCTCATTGCCGAGGTGTGTCGCCTCGACGTACTCCTTGACCCACTTGTCAGGATTCATCGTGACGAGCAGGTAGTCGAAGTCGCTCGTCCCAGCGTGCTCGATGAGCTGCTCTGACGAGAACTTGAGCATATCAACAGCAGTCGAGCAGAAGTTGACGACCGTCACTCTCATTGAAGACACCTCCGAGCGTGCCACTGAAACGCGCCCACCTTTGGCAGATCTCCGAAGCTGGTGATCCGCTGGTTGTAGTCTTGATTGCGGCCGGCGTACCAGTGCAGCCCGACCGTCTCGTATGGAACCTCGGGATAGCGATTCGACTCGAAGAGCCGCGGCCTGTACGTGCGGAACTTATCTCCTGCCCACGGAAAAATGATCGTCTCGGGCAGATTGCCTTTCACGCCCGGCGGCAGACAGCCAGTTCCGCAGCTCTCGTAGACGGCCGGGTCGTAGTCGGTCATCGCGTTCACGCACGCGGCATCCCAGACTCCGCACGGACGCCCTCCCATGAGCGAGACCGGCACGTAGTCGGCCTTTGGTGCTCCGGTGAACCGGACGACGTGAACGTCTTCTGTGACCTCTGGCAGCGGCCTGATCCAGAGGATGTCCATGTCAGCGATCCAGCCGCCCTCGGTCGAGAGGATGAACCAGCCCAGCAGATCGGATGTGTGGACGTCCGGCGCCTTCATGTCTGAGATGACAGGGGAAAGAACTTCCAGCGGAACTACCTGCCCCCCGGCATTCTTTACCGCATCGATCGCGAGGGAATAATAGTCGTTCGAGCAGACGTGCTGAAAATCTTGCCGCTCTGTCCAGGTCACGGCCGGCTGTATCGGGTGCGTCCTGACGATCAGCCTCACCCGCGGCCCCATCAGCCGAACCGCGGTGTGGATCGTGAGGAAGCGGAGATAGGTCATCTCGTGCTGTCCCCAGAAAAAGTTGACGTGGCTCAACGGACACCGCCCGTCGCATCGGTAAAATGTTCCATGGTGCTCGACGTGTCCCGGCAGTCGATCCGGAAGATCGCCCGCGTCAGCCGGACCTTGTGCTTGTACGTCTTGACCGGCTTCTCTCCGACGATCAGCCCGATCTGCTCCAGGCTCATCCGCCCCTTGATCGATGGATAGATCAGCTCCAGCCAGAGCGTTTGATCCGTTATCGCTTTGAGCCTTTTGACCCACTTCGTGAGGTCGCAATAGTACGGGTCAATCTGGTGTAAGACGCTCATGCAAAAGACGATGTCGAAGCGTTGAACGGGTGGGTGGCTTCCGACCTTGAACCGGGCATCTTGCTGGTCGATCATCTCGCACGTGTACTGCGCTCTCTCGATGATCTCCGGCGCCGGGTCGATGCCTGTCACGATACCGCCCCGCTTCGCCGCCTCGATGGCATAGCGGCCCGTGTTGCAGCCGTAATCGAGCACCGTCCGCCCTTCGTAGTCGTCGCCTTCCAGCACCGACCAGACGAGATCGGAATCGGCTCTCTGCTTCGCGCTCCAGGGGAAAGACTGAAACCAGTAGAGCGGCCTGGAATACTCGGCAATCTCTGCCGGCGTCAGCTTCTCGAAGATGTGGACGACCAGCTCGCCCGTCTTGAATCGATCCGGGATCAGATCCTTGCTGTAGACCTCCAGCGTCCCCATTGACGGACGCCACTCCTCACCCCTCGGCCAGCGTACGTAGTAGCCGTAGACCCAGTCGGCAAGGTCTTCCGCCCGGCAGATCTTGCAGAGGTAGTACTTTGCTCCCTCGGCAGATACTTCCTGAGCAGGAGTTGCCGGGTCGCGCTCCAGTGCAGCCTTGAGCCGAATGTTGAAGGTGCCGATCATCTGGCATCCGAAGAGCGCCCGGTATCGCTCGACGTCGCGCTGTGTCTGCGGACCTGCGTTGCCCTGCCCGTTGACGAATCGCCCGCGGACCTCCTGAAACTTCGGCTCTGGGTGCCCTGCGTAGGTCATTCCTGCTCCTTCTTGGTGCGCTTGAACCTTTCATCTCGGATCCGCTGGTGTAGTCGCTTGAGCTTTGCCTCTCGAAGCTGAGAGATCGAGGCCGGCGGAATCTTTTTCTCTACGAATATCCCAAGCTGGTCGAGCATGATCTGGACATCGACCATCTCCTCAGCGACCTTTTGCAGATCGGCACGCCCGCGGAAGTAGTGATGGAGAACGACCGCCAGTTCGGAACATTCCTCCTGAACCATTCTGAGCTGATGGTCCTCTCCATATTCTCTCGCCGCGGCAAAGAGAATCCGATACTCCTCGCGAGCCTTCATGCTTCCTCTTGTCTGTTCGGATTGTGCCACGCCCGGACGATCCAGTCCGGCCGAGGGAGCACCCCCCACGGCCGAGGTTGCCCGTGGAAGCAAACGACGCTGCTGCCCTCCACCGGGTGCCGCTTCTTGAGAACGTGCGCCTTGTAGCTGATGACGCCGTGCTGTGTGGGTTCTATCAGTCGGACCTGGAATCGTGGAGCAGCGAGCACCGGGATCAAGTTCTGATCGCCTCGAAACGTCCCGGAGACGTGCTCCAGCCGGCCCATCCTCCCGAATCGGCTCCTCTCGGCCAGTTTGACGAACTTCCGCAGAATGTTGCTGACGTTCCCGCTCCAGCCCATAACGCCCGAGGCTGGTGTCCCGCGTCGGTAGAAGTCGCTCAACATGAGCAGCTCGCCGGCATCGAGCGAGCAGATCCGGTCGACCAGTGGAGTCAGGTCGCCGGTAATGACGGAGTCGAGATCCAGGAAGAGCACCGGCCCAGGCACGCCGAACGCCTCGAATTTCGACCACCAGCCCGGCCAGTCGTAGCGCAATGGCTCGATACTTGCCGTGGAGATGTGACCGTGCCAAATGGTGTCAGTGAGGAGAATGACCCGATCGATTAGATGATCGTTGCCGGCGTTCCAGGCGGAGTTGAAGAGAGTCCAGGCGTGGTCGGCGTCAAAATCACCTCCAGATCGTAGCACCGCTACGAGTGTGACGCGCCTCACGGATAGACCTCTTCCGGTGTGACCTGCTCTATCTCCTGAGTTGGAATCGCCGTGTCTGCTGTGCAGTTCCGCAGCCGAATGCCCAGGCTGTGCGCGTCTGCTGCGATCGCTCGGATCGACTGGAGGAAGTGCGGATAGGGGTTGTAGTTCGGCGTCTTCGGACCGTAGTCATCGTGATAGTGGGTTCTTTTCCCCACTCGCTTCATGTTGAATCCGACGAGGACGATGTCCTTCGAGCCGAGTTGAGCTGCGATTCCGATGGCGCAGCCTCCGCTCGACAGATTCCAGCGGACCTGTGTGGGGTTCGTAGAGATCCCGAACGGCCGGCTGACCTTCTGCATCACGTGAACGCGGTCGCGCTCTGTGTCCTGTTGGCAGGTTGTGATGATGAACCCCTTGAACTCGTGCATCAGTTTCCCGTGACGCCGCATCCACTCGCAGTCGTTGTAGAAGTGCGCGTCAGCAAACATAGCATCTTTATACGACGAATTAACAGTAAAGACTCGCGCCCGCCCGCGCAGGCGTTCGATGTCGAAGTCCTTGACGCCCATGCCGCCGCCGATGATGAAGCAGCGGTCGCCGTCCCAGATCTCCGGGATTCGCCAGTGATCGCCCGGCTTGGCCACGCCGATGCCCGGCACCCGCCGGCCTACTCGGTCTCGATTTGTGGGGGGGAATCGGTGGCGGTCGGGCTCGCCGTGGTACTCGGTGCCAGGGGCAGGCTTTGCTCCGGCTGCTCGTTCGAGTCGTCGGAATCCGCTTCTGACTTCTCCTCGGCGATCGTCGCTGCCTCGATCATCTGGTTCACGAGGAGCAGTGCGTCTTCTTCGCGGAGACCTTTCGAGTTGACTGCGGTTCCGTCTGGTCCAATGACGTCGTGCCATCCGCCGCCCCTCGGTTTGAGTGTGAAGTCGCCACCGAGCGGCCGTGGTGGTGGGGTGGGGTCGAGCTGATCGAACTTGTCAATGGCTCCGCCCAGCTCACTCGGGAACTCGACGGTCACGATCTCATTCTTGGTGCCGCGCTTAATCAAAACACGACCGGCGTCAGTGTTCTGGTAATGAGCACCGACGCCAGCCTTGATTTTGAATCGGATCATAGACACTGGGTAGCCTCCTCGCATGGTTAGCGATTGTATCCTTGTCGGGTCAGCTTCTTACGAGAGGTGACAGATTCCAGAGCGGCCAGCCTTGTCAGCCTTCATCCGCGGGATCTGGATTCCCATGACCTTGAAGTTCATGACCATTCCGCCTTCGCCTTCCCACTCGACCGGCTGCACAGCCATTCCATCGACGATGTCGACAGTACGCTTTTGCATCTCGACCAAGAGGACGTTGTCAGCGGTCAGGAAGTCAGACTTCCGGATGTCCTCGATCTCGTCCAGCTCCATGAGCCGAGACTTGATCGACTTGTCCGAGTTCGCTTTGAAGTCGTTGCCGAGAACGGTGGTGTACGCGGTCGGGTAGTAGAGAATGAACGGACCATAGTGCCGGTCATTGACGTTCGCCTGGATCATCGCCTGCACGTCAACGAGGATCTCTTCGCCCGTCTTGGACGTCGAGTCCCAGTTGTCAGACAGCGTCACGGTGTTCCGTTGCGGGAAGTCCGTGTAGCCGTAGATGATTCCGCCACCGAAGTTGAACGAACTCGTTCCGTTGAAGAGCGTAGTCTCTTGCAGTTCCGCGACGGCTTGCGTTGCAAGCTCAATCGTGTACGTGTCGAGAGGCTTTGCGCCGGACCGAGACGAGGCCAGTTCGCGGATGTCGTAGGAGAAGTCTTTGTGCGCGATCGGGAGAGGCAAGTAGAGCTGATCGAACGTCGG